CAATATGAGGAGGAGGAAGAGTAATGGAAGGTATGTTTTTATTAGGTGTTGTAGTGTGCGTCTTGTTAGGAGGCGCACTTTTAATTGAATTAATCGTAAGGAGATTTTTTGATGACTATTGAAACAGAGACAGACATTTGGAAGTATGTTGAGGAATTAAGATTAGATGTAATTAAAACAAAGAACAAACAGAAGTTAGTTGATAAATCAGGTGTTCACATAAATACTATCCGTAGATTTACTTATGGATATGATTTAGCAATAACAACTTTGGCAAAACTAGAGTATGGTATACGCTCTTTGAGGAATGATTGAATGTACAGGAACATTGTTAGATATCATTTACATGAAGATTTAAATAATTATAGAGATGAACATTTTGACAGCATAGAAGAGGCTTTAAAACGAATGTCCGAGTTGTCTGACCAACCAGAGGTAGCGGGAGCCTACTACTGCAATGAAAAGGAGTATTTGGATGAAAGACACCCAACAGAAAAAGCCAAGTGACATCTGCAAAGAATATGGATTTAAAAGTTTGAATGAAGTATCAAGGGAAAGTGAAATTAGCACAAAAACTTTAATAAATTGGAGCCGTACTAAAGACCATGAGAGAAGATTTCATCTAGTATTAAAAGGTTTAATTTTGGAAAAATTTAGTAAGTTTTTTATTTCTAAATCAAAATTCTTTGTCAAACCAGATGGGAAATAAATTTACTACAAATAACTTATTGTAAGTTGACATATAAATTAAATTAAATTAAATTTGGCGCATTAGGAAGGACATATTGTACTTAAAAAGCAATATAAAGAGACTTTAAGTCTGTGTAGAGGTGTAGGGGGGCTAGGGTTTTTTCCAGTTGCTTAGATCAATTGGCTTGCTGAATCCCCGCCTCCCTACACCGCTTTTATTGGTTTTATACTAAAACATGAACGTAGAAAATCAAATAAAGTTGACTAGCTATCTTTTATAAGCAAATCTTTCAATCTGTTTAGATACCAAATTGATTTCTCTAAATCTTCTAAATCTTTACCCTTATAATCCATTCTCCAAAGATATTTCAAACAATTACCTTTTAAATAACCCTTGAATGCTTCTTTTGTCATAGACTCTTCAATTGCCTCAATACACTCTACTTTTCCAAAGTTATAGTGCTTGGGTTTAGACACAGCGTCCCATTCAGCGGGAGTAACAGAGTCAAGAGAAGCGTTTTTATAAACTGTAGCAGTCACCATCATTCAACCTCCTTTCTATATGTGGCTATATGATATTTAGATAAATATCTATCGAGTTCGTGTTTCGCAATAATTATATCTGCCTCAAGATCTCTTACTCTTGATCTCGCCATGTCTATTTGTTTGGCGGCTTCACGTATCTCTTCATTTTTATGATTAAAATCAATTACTGTACTCATTAAAACTGCCTCCTTATGCGGTTAATCTGGGTGGTTCATAAAGTTGAACACCATAATCAAGGTTGTAATCGTCCATTCTTAAAATTCTTGCTAAACGAGCTTGTTGTATTGCATGGTCTCGATCTAAACCAGCTTTTACAAAAGCCTTTTCAACCAGAGACCAATCTGGTCTTGTACCAAGGATTCTCCTTGCAGTAACCGCGCCTACTCTTGGGCATCCAGAGAAACCATCTGTAGAATCTCCCTGTAGGGTCATAGCGTAAAAATTACTATCTGCTTCCTCTAAACTTATCTTCATCAGTTCGTCACTGGCTGGTCGATAGAGAGTGCATGGGACAGTTTTCAGATCTTTATCATCTGAAACAATGATTGTAGAAAAACTTGGATTACTACCTAATATACCCATTACATCGTCTGCTTCTAGACCGTTTTGCCTGTGGCTAACAAAAGTGCTTTCACACCATTTAACCAGTGCTTTATAACCTACAGGTTTTCGAGTATTCCTTCGGTTACTTTTGTATTTATCGCATACTTGTTTTCTAAAATTATTTTGAGAATCTGATAGACACATGATGGAATCAGTGCTTTTTAATCGATCATAAAATGAATTAATTTGATCAGTAAAAACAGATTTAGCAATCTTTAAATCCGTTGATAAAGACCAAATGTCATCTCCCCAATCTGTAGCTTCCTCGGCTATGCAAGCCGCACGATACAAAAATAAATCTGCATCAATTAGTAGGGTTGGGGTCTTTCCAACGGTAGATAACGTCAAGGATTTCATTTAGTTCCTCCAAAAAATCTTCTCCAGCGGGGGTTGCACCCCACACGTTAATGAATTCGTTATGTTCAATTTGGTTAGAAATAAAACCCAAAGATGCACACGTAGCGACATACAATGCCGCTTCCCTTGCAAAGTTAGATTTTAATTTGAATGGATTTCTAGATGCTTTATCTATAACTAACCAGAATGAACATAAATGTTCTAACTCTTCGTCTGTAATTTTACCTAAATGCCTAGTGTGTCGTTGCCCAATTTTCTCCAACGCTAAATTCACTCTCGATTGGGATAACAAAGCCATACGCCTTTCCCGCCTCTTCCGCAGTTCTGCTAGTGATATTATTTCCGACATAATTCGCCTCCGTAGCTGGACACGCAATTTGAACCTCGTCATGTACCCACGCTACTATCTTGCTATCTAATTTCTCGTCTTGAATTCTCTTGTCCATCAATCGTAACCACTCCATAGCAATGATCGCTCCAGAGCTTTGTAAAAGTTGAGACAAAAGCCTGTGTTCGCTTCGGCAGTACAACTTGCTTCCGCTAATGCTTTTAATAAATCCTTTCTTTTTGTAAGCCGCTCGTAGTTCCTCCTGTAAACTTTTGAAAGCGGGTACATTTTGGTTAAATTGATTTTTTAGTTTTTTACCCGCAGTTGCGTTACCACCTACAATTTTTCCTATGAGGGCATCACCCCCGCCAAAGATGAGCGAGTAAATAAAAGATTTTGATCTTGCTCTGCCGTTTCCATCTGAATCATCGATGCCAGCCATGAGCATATTGTGAGTATGTATATCACCTTCCATAATTTGCTTACCATAGTCTCCACCATCGTCTAATACAGCCGCAAGACAACGCAGTTCTAAACCGCTTAAATCGCTTCCTACGAGCTTCCATCCATCAGGTACACCAAATAACTCTCTGCACTCTTTTCCGTACACAGCGCGAGTAGAAGGTACTTGAGCAAGGTTTGGTGATCGATGGCTTGCTCTACGAGAAACGCAAGATCCACTGATAATAGTGTGTCTAAGTTTGCCATCGTCATCAGTAAGACGCATCCATGCTTGCTCTCCTTCTGCCAACATAGCGATTCTCTTTTGTACTAAGAAAAACTCAGCTAATTTTTTAGCCTCTGGATAAGGAAGATTAATTAAAATATTTTCATCAACTTTAGGCTCTCCAGTAGGTGTCCATTTCTCTGGCTTCCACTTGTATTTGTCTTTTAGACATTTAGCTATGTGCTTACGAGAGTTTGGGTTGAAATATACAGTCTTAATTTTGTTGATCGTAACTCCCGCTTCGTATCCACGTTTTTTATCGTTTCGTTTAGGAGTAAAAGGTGTTTTGATTTCCCACGGTTCAAATAAAGTTTCTAATTCGTTACTTAGATCTAACCTTCGCTGTGACAATTTGCCATATAGTTTACTGGCTTTTTGCATATTGAATGTCCATCCATTGTTTCCAATTCGATAACATATTTCTGCCAAGTCATGCTCAAGATCAATAGTCTTTTGTGTAAAGTCTTTGTCTTGCATGAGCTTCGTGTACAGGAGGGTAGTAAGTCTCACATCCTGTTCCATATAGGTAAACATATCTTCGTTGAAGGTCTCAAAGCCTCCTGAGTAATCAATCTTGTGATCAGACAAGCGCATACCCCAAGCCTTCAAAGAATGAGATCCATAGAGCTTTTTTTGAAATCCTTCAGGTAAAGTTTTTGATGTGAAATCGTCATTAAATAAATCTGCTTTAAATAGCCTGGACAACACTAAAGTATCAATTACTTTCCCTTTTGGTTTCCAATCTGGATAAATCTTTTGTACAGCGGGAATGTCAAACCCAATTGTGTTGTGTCCTATATTCGATTCAGCATTTTTGATGATGTCTAATGCCTCAGTTATTTGATCAGGTTTAAATCCTGTGTACTCCAACGTGTCTAAACACTGGATGCCAATGCAATGTATTTTGTCCATTGTTTTCAACAAACCGTTTGTCTCTATATCCCATATGACTCTGCGATAGATAGTCATTCTATAACTCCAACTCTTTTTGTTTAGGAGAGTGTTTTTCTGGATCAAACTCTTCTACTTCTCTTGTCTTAAAAAATCCTTTGAGTTGAGGAAAACTATTGTGAAACATCCTTGGGTAAAAAGAAGTGATCTCATTTGAAATTTTAAAAGAATCTACTTTTTCTGTTTCAATTTTTGATTCCCATCGAATCATTTCGATAATTAATTTTGCTGAATAATTCCTGTGTCCTTTTTCTAAGGCATCAAAAGCTAACCTTTTAAACTCTCTCCAAACGTGAGGGTTCTGGGCATGGAACTTAATAAATTTATCTTCTAATCTAGACATATATCTCTCCTTAAAATCTTTCTTCAACTACTGAAAGTCTTCCTGTGAATGAATCGTATTCAAGCGTATCTGCTTCACCAGTTTCTCCAGTAAATCTATTTTTCATCACTTGTAGAAATCTCAAATTGCTATTGGGGTTCTCAGGATCTTTTTCCATCCCAATACAAAAGTCAGACAATTGAGCAATACTGTGACTGCCCCTTAGTTCTCCTAAACGAACTCTGGCTCCATCTTCGTGTCCTTTACTTCCCTCTGGTCTTTTCAAATGGCTAACTAGAAATAAAGTAATGCCAAGTTCTTGTACTAGCATTCTGAGAGTAGTCATTATTGAATCTATAAGTTGACGCTCTGAGACTTGCTTAAGATTGCCTGTAAGACCGCCCACGATCATCGAAATGTGATCAAGAATAATTACCTTGCATCCTTCAGCTAAAGCCATGAATTGTATGCGCTGAACTATTGTCTCTACTGTCGTAGAGCCAAAGTGATTAAATAAAGATATATGACGTTCTTTAAAGCAGTCTCTAAAAGCAGTAACAATTTCTTCTTTTGAAGTAGGCACTTTTGGATCATTAATATTTTTATCTATGTGAATACCGACAAGCCCACGTACACTATGTAATGAGTTTTCCTCAAGCATCATAAGACCACATTTACAAACGTCAGATCCTTCATGTTTGAGGTTCATCAAGTGATAAGCGACCTCTCGCATAAGAGTAGTTTTTCCTACACCACTTCCAGCGCAGATAGTAATAATTCCAGTTCTAATTCCTCTGGTCATATCTTGAAGTTTTGGGAACGGGTAAGTAATTAATGAATCTTTTTCGCGCTCACCAATGACATCCTCAAAATCAGCAGAGGAAACAATGCCATCTGGTCGCCATTCTTTAGCGTTCCATATTGCATCTACAATAGCTTTACCATCGCCTCTCTGAAGGCATTCATTCGCGTCTTTATGGGGAAGCTGTGCTATTTTGACTCTACCTACAGGTAAAGACTCTGCGACCTCTCTAGCGGCTCTTTGACCAGCCTCGTCTTGATCAAATATTAAAATTAATTCTTCAAAATTTAGAAGCCAATCCCATTGAGCTAAGATTGCTTTTTTTGCATTAGACGCACCATTTGGAAGTCCAACGCAAGGATATTTTAAACCTGTCATTTGACAGACTGTCATCGTGTCAATCTCACCTTCACATATTGGTAGCTTCTTACCACCATTCCACAGGTGTTGACCGAATAAAGTCATTTGCTTTGCATCACCTAAAATAGAAAAATTCTTTTTAGCATCGCGTAACTTTTGTGCAACGACTTGACCATCACTGTTTCTATAATTAGCTATTTGATGAGGTCTTCCGTTGTATGAATCTGTAATTTGATAATCAAACTTTCTACAAGTTTCTTCTTTAATACCTCTTGTCGGTAAAGCTGAATAATAACCATCAATTAAACTAGCTGGTCGCCTACCCACAGTATAATAATTACTTTTATCACTACCATCTGGCGGCTCATAATGATGACATCCAAAACAATAAATGTGACCGTCATCAAATAAACCAGCGTTATCTTTTGACCCACACTTCTCACATGGAATGTGTCTTACAAAATTTGAATCTTCGTGTGTCTGTTCCATAATCCCAACCTTGAAAAAGATGCCTCTTTCGAGGCATCTCGCTCTCCTTACTGTCTATTTTTCAGACAGCCACTCTTCTGGGATCTCCTTGTCAGCGTACTTAAATCCATGCTTGACACACCAATCTGCATACGATGTAGGCGATCCTTTATAGAGTTTTTGTTTAGAGTTGGAAAAGACAAAACGTAAATCAATTTCTGGAAATTGTGTTTTTATAAGGATATGCTTTTTTCGATCTTCAAGTGTCATCCTTCCTTTGCTTTCAACATAAAAAAATCCGCGCTGAGTAGGTATTTTGAAATCAGGTGTGTACGTATGTGATGACGTAGGTATAGAGTACATAATTTTCTCTGTCTCATACTGAACTTGTAAACCTCTCTCTCGAATTTGCTGTGCAATTGTCTTTTCTAACCCGCTCCTGTAACCAAATTTAATTCCGCGTTGCTCAGAATCTATCTGCTTTTTGTACTTCAACTTGTTCTTCATCTTCAAATGCCTCTTCAGTGATTTCTTCAGCAACGTAGCCACCGTCTACTGAGTCAAAACCATCATCACTATTTCCAGACACGGGGTTAATTACTTGAACTTTTGTAAGCTGAAGTGAAACTCCTTTTGATCCACTCACACTGTAAGTTGTAATATATCCACCAACTTTTAAAGTTGATCCTCCCCATAATTGAGGTATCTGATCGCCCAACATAAGCTGACCAGTAGAGTCATAAATTTTTGGTGCGTACTTACTTTTAACTTTCATAATTGTCTGACCGCTTTCCTCATCTTGACGGAACGGCATCCTAAACTTTGCCTTGTTACCAAACTCAGATATCGCGGCATTTTGACAAAGTGTCTCCAATGACTCAGCGTCTTCCATTGATAGATCAACTTTATAAATACCATCTGGATTAAACTGTGTATCCGGTTTGTTAAGGTGCGGGTAAATTGCTGTACCTTGCGGTGATGTAAACTTCTGTCTTGATCCCATTTGTATCTCTCCTGTTTTTAAAAAATGAAATGTATTCTCTGGGTGGACACATAAAAAAAAACCCTCATTGAGAGGGCTAAAGGGGGTTGGGAGAAATCAGGAAAAGCAGTAGTCAGATTGTTTTATTAAGTTAAGATCTAAATCACCTTTTGTTGGAAATTTTAAATTTTTAAGAACATCAGGATCTTTTAATTTAGCTATAACTGACTTGTATAAATTCATGTACATACAGTGATCTTGATATTGATATACAAACATTTCTCTAACAGTGTCGTACAAAAGCCAACTATGTTCTGGTAAGACGCTAAAAGAATCATGGATCATCATAAAATCATCCACTTTTTGTTCTTTTAATTTAAGTATTGTCAATGCCATGTGACTAGCATCGTATGAGTGAATGACATTTGGAGAAATTCCGTTGCGGCTCGAAAACGGATCAATCGGATTTGCAGTAGATTTATCTCCGTTTCGATCAGTCTCATTTTTAAGAGTGATTTGACTTCGTTTTAGCTTTTTAATTTCCATGTCGTAAAGAAAGCATTTGATCTTTACTACATTATTTTTTGTGTATTTTTGTACCACTGGAAAACCAATCGGTGTTCTCCAAGAAACAGGTTTGTTTTCTTTTGCAAGTGCGCTTGCAAGTTCAATAAAAAACTCCATGCCTTCTTTCGCACTCGTAAGAACTTGTTGCACACAATCAAAAGATATTCTTGCTAAAACTAAACAAGCGGCTTTTTGCTCTTTTTCGCTACCCCAAGAGTGAGTTCTATTAGGATCTCCAGACTCATGTATTTCTCGATCTTCTTCATCCATGATGTCTTTTTTGATTTGCTTTTGAAATCCATACAGTTTGCTTGAGTAAACATAAGTCATGCAGTTTGTCTTAAGGTGCTTTCGCGTTACACCGAATGCTAACCATTTATCAACATACTTTAACCGTTCTTTAAAATCCTCTTGGGTTTCACCTTCTTGCTTTTTTCTTTCTTTGCTAATTTTAATTAATTCTGCATTTACTAAATCAGCTAATTTTTGATAAACATCTTTTGGTCGGTCACTAGGTACAAGACCAACTAAGTCTCCTGTAGCTCTATCTCTCGATGCCGCACTGTAGTGTTGACAGCCAGAATTTTGACCATCAAGTGCGGGTGCTAAATGGCAAATGTAATCTTCACCATTTTCGGTAGCAGTTATGTAGTTGCTATACTCAATACAAGCCGCTAAAAATTGAAATGGTTTATCAGCTTTCGACCAATCGTCTACTGTACCTTCAGGATCTCTGGCAATCTCCATAATAAAATATTCATTGTCTGCTACCCATTGAATTCTTTCGTCTAGAGATTTTTTACTGATCTTCTCAAAATCACCTGTGTTCGCCAGGTGTATTCGCAACCAGTGATCATTCGTAAGATCGAGTTTTGCACCGTTGGCTAGAAGAAACCACGATTTAATGTGGTCATCTCTGTGGTAATTAAGAGAGGTCATTGGATAAAACCTCATGCGATGATCTAAATTCCAAACAATCCAGAAAATCCTATTGAAATTTTCTTTAGCCGTTGCAAGATCTCTCGCCATGATGTCTCTGTTAGATCTGGCTTCACTGTTTCTACTTATTATTTTTTTGGAAGCAAATATGTGACGAGCTTTTGCTTCTTTACTTAATTTACGCCAATCTTCCACAGGTAACATTGGCATTTCTTCATATATTTTTTTAACTGGAAATTTACTTCCGACACGAATATCGTTCTTCCAACAATATTCAACTATCTCTACTAATCTTTGATTTATTTTTAAAGGTACTTTCTGTAGCGCATTTAAAGCGAGAGCATATTTTGGTAGTGTCCCTTGTCGCTTTGCTTTTTCAAAATCATTTCTTATCTGTTCTTCTTGTTTAAATGTACTTTGCTTGACCATTCTGCATAAACCAGAAAGACGAGGTGTTAAGTAACCACCCTCGTACATACCCGTCCAGTCTCTTGGGGGAACCCACATAAAGTCCCAAAGTGGCTTCATCCAATCCACTCTGTTAAATTCATTTTCGATTTCTTTTTGAATCTCAGGTTTGTATTCAAGATATGTTTTTGTATTTTTAAAACCGTGAATTGTTCGCTTATCGAATAACTTTGAATATTTTAAAATTGCATTATATATCGGAGTAGCCACATGAGTTCTTCGAGAAACACTCCAATTTGGTGATATAACACCTTGTAAATTTGTCAGATGTTTAGCATAAGAAATTCTTTTTTCATAAACTCCAGAGTGTTCAAATGCCTTTCTTTTAATATCGTTTTTTACACTAAACTTTTTTGTTACACCCTTTTTGTTTATGTAAGTCCTGTCCTCTATATTGTCAATAAGTAAAAGTAATTTCTCAGCTTCAATGCGTTTCCCTATTTTATTAATAACAGTATTAATGCTACTTTTCTCCGTAGCACCAGCGGCATCGGCAAAACAATTAAGACCCTGAAAGACGAGTTTATCAAGACACAAATCTTTGATTTCAGTCAACCAAAGTGGTCTCCTACCAGATGACGCTTGTTCAACTTCTTCTATATCATTCTTTAGTCCTTCTATAACTTTTTCTAAGGCTTGTTCAATTTTATTAATATAAATAATAGACTTGGACTTAGATTTCTGTCGGTCTTCTTTATTACGAAATCTTAAAGTTCCCCTGTCCAACATTACTTGTTCTCTCAAAATTTGCTCTGTGTAGTCTTTGTTGCTCATCTATGTCTCTCCCTTGTTCTACTTCGGTGCAATATCAAATTCCAGTACAATGGGTGGACACAAAGTTCTATGCCCCAAAAAAAAGCCACCCCATAACCTTGAGGTGGCTCGTTTGCTTATAGAGAATCTACCATTTGTATAGTAGTCTCTCGATCTTCGTGTACATATTTTTTTGTTGTCAAAGGTGATTTATGCCCAAGAAATCTTCCAATTTGTGTATCGTTATATTTGGATGAAGCAAGATTAGTGCCAGCCGTATGTCTACAAACGTGTGATACAAACGTGTGATCATTTGGGCAAATCTTGTCTCTTGCATATCTCCATGAATCATAATAAGCATGATGTCTAAAATACTTAGAAGGACAAAAATCTAAATTTGCTAAAGCCGCTTCTGCTGTCTCACTTAAAGGTACAATTCGATCATCATTGTTCTTTGTCTTTTTAAGATGAACTGCTTTTCTTCCAGTTTTGTGGTCAATAAAAATTGTCCCATAACAACCATTCTTACCGACTTGTTCTTTAGTCAGACCAATGCCATTCACCTCGCCTCGCCTCATGCCTGTTTTAAGCATAAACAAAACATAATCGGCAATCCAAGGATGAATAGATTTGTTAAAAAAAAGTAATAGTTGATTTATTTCTGTATCTGAAAAAAAACGTACCCTCCCTTGGTCTTCTTTTTTCCAAGAAACTTTAGGTAAAATGTCAGTTTTATGTTGATGATTGTAGTGTTTGAATACAGAGTTTAATGCTGAGTGATATCTGTTTATTGTCGCATCGGAAAAGTCTAATTCATCTTCTAAAAAATTAAAAAAAGAATAAACGTGTGATGGTAGATACTTAGTTATTAAGCGTGTGTCAAAATCAGAAAATTTAGAAAAAAGAACTATCTTTCTGTAGCTTTTATGAGCGTTTTCTTCGTTTGACCAGATGTTTCTTGCGTTTTCTTCGCAATATTTATCGATGGTAACAGTCATAGTTTTCTCCTTATTTAGTTTAAGGAGTCACTTTTAACTATCCCTTGCGGTTTGTAAGTGGTTGTTTTTAATGACTTATCGGGATTTTGAATCCCGTGTGTCTACCAATTCCACCACACTGGCTAGGGAAAGCGTGTGAGCGACTCCAGAACCGCAAAGGATATACGTGGGGATTTAAGTAATCAAGTTTTTTTATCATTTCCTAAGATTCATTATTTTACTTGCGCCACGAATTCCAAATGAACTTGAAATCGCAATGAACAACAAATATTGATACCACTCAGGCAGTTTTGTTAATGCCTCAAATCCTAAGTGAACCCTTTCAATAACACTGACATCACCAAAAGCAATCGCATAACCAATCATAAAAATAGGGATGCTCAAAACAAAAGTCCAAAATTCATCCTTGACGCTGTCTTTTGAACTTTCAGCCATTATTTTTTCCCAGCTACTATCGTTCTCAATAATGGTAAGTTTGCGTTTATGCTCGGCTTGTTTTTGCTCTGCTTTATTTTTAAGCCATCCACCGACTAAATTACTTACAGGTGCAATTAAATTATTCAGCATCTTCTTCGACCTCTGGTTTAGGAATTACATTTAGTCTAGTTACTTTAGTATCTTCTTCTACCCAAGCTGGGCGGCAGAATACTGTGCCTTCTTCTACGCCCATATAATATCTGCGCTGTCGAGTAAGCATTTGTGCAACGTATTCGCAATGATTGGGGTTGATGTAGTAAGTTGTTTTTGTTTCGTCAGGTTCACCATCAATTAAAACTATTAAAGCAATTACTAATTTCATTGCTTTTCGATCATAATATCTATTAAGCGAGATAATTTTGCATCAGTAGCTTTTGATATCTCGACTTGCTGTGATAGACCATCAGCAATTTGTTGTATCATTTGCTCATTTAAGGCAGTTTTTTTTGAATTATCGGTTGTGCTTTCTTGTACCTTTTCTACAATTTTTTCAACTCGTTCAACTTCTTTTGCGGTTGCCTGTGCATTAGCTTGAGCCGCTCCATAGCTGATCGCACCTACGAAAAGTGAAACTACTAAAGGTAAAGCCCAAGTGGGTATAGAGATGGTGTTTTCTGACATTTTTTTCCTCCTGTTAATAGCACCAAAGAACTGATTTCTCAGCACTTCGAGTATCTAAATGAATAAAAGTTTTGGCTACTCCAATCCCGTGAAAACATCCCATTGATATTGCTTGTCTAACTATTTGCATACGCTGTCTACCACCGTTTACATAAATGTCGGAAGCAATTCCTTGAGCATGAGTACCAGCAATTTGTTTAGCTTTTTCGATACTATGATTGGGAGATCTGTAGCCGCTTGAAATGTAAAATGGAAATCCGCAAAGACCTCTTAATTCGTCTAATTTATAAATGAATTTTATATCCATTTCGTTTTCGCCTGTCTCTTGACAGTCAAAATCTGATAATTTGAAATATTTAAACTCAGACATAAATCACCCGTAATTTGCAAAAGCTAATGAAGCAAGAATAAATGGATACATTGACCACAACATAAGTTGCATTCTATCGATGACTTTCTTTTGGCTATCAAGCTGTCTTTGAATATTTTCGTATCTGATTGTACATTCATCTTCGTGCTTTTCTAGCCTACTTAAAATGTCACGGGTTGTTAGTCTAGTAGCCATCTCTATTTCTTCTTGGCGGTTCTTGCCGCCCTTCTGAAATTTGCCGCAGTTGGTCTTCCTTTGGCTCCTTTAGGTCTCATGGTCTCATTACTTCCCGCTTTGATTCTTTTTCGTTTAGCATGGATATTTTTGTACAATGACATTCTTTATCTCCTTAATTAACTAAGTACACCGACCGCGATTTTGTTAGCGACACCGTTTGCTACTTGTCCAAGTACAACTGCCGTTGCATCTGCATCGTATTCGCCATCCGCATCGAAACAAACATTTACAAAGCGTTCGTGTACAACGCTAGGGCTTACGTCATCACAAGTAAATTTGACTTTAATGTCACGTATTCCTGTCGATGTTGTCTCGATTGTTTCGCCTTCATTTTCTGGATCGGGCATAGTTTCTACCCTAGTTCCGTCAAATGTTTCTAAAAGTTCCCATGTTGTAGCCATTGTTATTTCCTCGTTAAGTTAAAATGTTGATGCTTCAAAATTTATTTCCAAGGTAGTTCGGATTTTTTACTTTTTGCCTTTGCTAGAGTTGCAGTCAACAATGCTTTTACATTCTCCAGGTCAACATAGTCATCCATCCAACTACCGACAATTTCTGGCGTTAGATTGTCCCACGCAACATAGCCATCTTTGTCTTTGTCCGGTGTAAACTTGGCAAATATTGGATGAGACACGGTGTGCTGTCCTTCAGTCATCTTATAATCCGCAGTCACCTCTATAACACCGTCCTTTTGAGGACCGCTCGTATTTCTTGTCATGTTAACTATTACCCAACCCATGTTTATCTCCTTAATTAAAATGTCGGACCATCGTAAATTTTGTATCGAAGTTTTATGTATAGCGCGGTTAGATTAGTTCCCACATTTCCGATGTTTGCTGTTTTGTGGAGAAAAACAGATTGATTAGGTGCAAGAATTCTTTGCTGAACACGGTCACCAGTCGGCAAATCTCGATAAATAAAACCGTAGTATGGAGAACTTCCAGTCTGTGTTGTGTTGGTGGCTTCTATGACGGCATACTTAGTAATTTGTCCATAGTTGCCCGTAGTGTTTGTCTTGTATCGAGAACGAATATCAAACAATGTCATATTTCCTGACAACAATGCTTGAGAGCCTGTTCCACCGGTCGTGGTTAAAGGTCCAGTAAATTCGACCATGACTATAAAATCGTAGAGGACTATACATTTTCCGACTCCGGCTGGAGCAAGTAGCTCTAAACCCTCTCCAAAAGGATTTCCCGTAGAGCCGCCAGAAAAAGGCGCAAGCATTTGCGCTCTTGTTAATTTAAATGTCTGCTCTTGCATATCGCGGACAGCAACGCCAGCGGTGTTAAACGCAAGAGTTCCAGCATTGGAAGCTCCTTGTCCAGTGCTAGTTGAGATGTTCGTCAGAGCCGCAGGGGTGGCTCCTCCACTACTGTTAGCCGCGTTACTTCCGCTGATTGTATGGAATGTGGTTACGGAGTCTAGACTACTACCTGCACTTCCGTTTAGGGTTATGGTCGCTCCATCATTCGTGTTGACATTAAAACTGCCTCCACCTGTGAGATTCGTGCCAGCAACGATATTTACAGTCCCAGACCCAATGTAGGAGGCTATTGCCTCATCCACCTCGCTCTTCTGATATACATCTAGCGAACTCCGAAAACCACCAGCACTATTTTTTCGCATATAATTATCGGTTGAGGAATAAAAGACAGTATCAGAATAACGTGTGCCTACCCCGTGAGTCATGTTTAGATAATACGCGGTTAAGTAACCAGTACCGTGTATCTGGACAGCGGTATCATTGGTCAATCCACTATTCCAAGCGAGAACATTATGCCAAGCCGCACTGGCATCAGTCGGGCTAGTCAGACTAAAGGTAGTTCCCGACAGAGTAAGACCAGTTCCAGCCGAATAAGTGGTGTCCGTATTTGTTGGAATGGTAGGAGTCCCCGTCAAGTTAGAATATGCCATAGTTCCCAATTCAGCATAAGTTGGTACATGACCTTCGTGGAATGTTTTATAACCTCTGGAATGGTAAATATCTAAGTGTTGATCACTAAAATCGCTTATGCCTACAGCCGTAGGAGAATCATAAAATACTGTCGCCCAACCGCCAGAAGTAATATTTGTAGTTAAATAACTGTGTCCGTAAGTTTTAGCGTGAAGTTTGCCTTGCATATATGATCCAGCATGGGCGTACACATCAACGTAGTAAGTAGGTTGTCCACCAGCAGTCCAACCAGTAGAAGTAGCTCCTCCTACACTCATTTTAAATTTATGTGCTGACGCACCTTGCGCTTCTACCAACCGCAAAGTAATCGCACCAGTGCTACCGCTACCGTAATCACCATACACTCTATATTTTAAATAACCACTTTCGTAATATTCGCTTGTGAGAGTAAATTCTATGTTTTGATAATCGCTTGACCAGTGGTTAGGAGTGACATAGAGCCTTGCAACCCTATAATATTTAGCGTCAGCTCCATTTGCATTTATACCTGTCCAAGTGTTGTATGCTTCTGCATGATCAGTCGTGGTTCTAAACTCAGTTCCATTCAAATCTAAACCAGTACCAGCCGTGTACGTTGTATTTGTATCCGTCCCAGTAAGGGTTATAGTATTGTTTCCGCTTTGGTTAGCAGTAAAAGTTCCTGAACCAGAAACAGAACCAGACCCTTGAACAATCAGCGTGCCGTTGCCGACTGAAGGTATAGATGGCGTGTTACTAAAATTATTATAGTTAAGGTAGTATGCACCCTGCTGTCCATCGAGTAAGTCAGAATCCAGACCACTATTCGCGGAATCATTATCTGAGTGCCAAATTTTACTAACAGCTACCGATACAGAGTTTTCCGTACCATTATCAAGGGTTATATTCCAAGGATCATATGTGTCTGCTACCGTGGTGTAGTAGCCCCTTGTCATGTTATGAACACGAACACCTGTGTAATTACCATTTGCAATACTTATATAGGCGTAGCCGCTATTGTCTCTTCCTACAATTATGTCGGGAGTTTCTGTACCTGTATAAAGACATTTAGGCGAATACCACTGGTTAGTTGAGGGATACATATATGCACCAACAACATAAGTAGATATGTGATAACTCTTATAAAGAGAAATTGTAATTTGAAACATATGTGCGCTGTTTGTAGTAAAAGGCGCAGTACATCGTATTCTGCCTGAACCAGCACCAGTAGTACCATAGGTTGCTAAAGTTGCTCCAAAAGATTCATGCGATTTTCCGTCCAAGGTGTCGGCATCTGTCGATCCTGTTAGAGTAATCGTAGTGTTTCCGCTTTGGTTAGCAGTAAAAGTTCCTGAACCAGATACACTTCCGGCTCCTGTTACAGTTAGCGTTCCGTTGCCGACTGAAGGTAAACTAGCAGACGTTATGTATCCGGCTCCGTTGGTAAGCTGATTATTGTTAGTTATATAGTTAGCGTTAGTAGCTCCTGTGTATCCAAGCTCAGATAAAGTAGGTTTATTACCTTCGTGGTATATAGCGTGTGAAACCGCACCCATAGACCAACCACCTACAGACAGTTTATTAGTGCCTCCATCAAGCCCAAAATAAGTTGCGTAATCCCCACCAACATGAAACGACATAAAGGCATCATTACCACTACCATTTGAAAACACTTCTAAACTAGATTCGTAACCAGAACTAGTAGCCATACTAGTATTAGAATACCATCGCGTCCATTTAGTATAATCGCTTACTGTATTTGTTGTATCTCTTCTAATAAAGGAAGAAGCATGAACACTGTCAACAGTATCAGCGTCTAAGCCTGAACCCGAACCGTCATTTCCGGCATTATAAACGACATTTGATCCGACATAGTGTTGCCCTGTACTGGCAATAGTTCCTTCACTACCGTTTAGCCAAACCCTAGCGTCACCGTCTGCGGCAACATACATTCCCCAACCGGCTCCACCTGAAAAGTTAATAAATGAGGCGTTTGAATAAGAAAATCCAATGCCGTACATATTACCTAATGTAGTAGAGTTAGGATTGTAGGATGAACCAATCGAATAAATTGGATTTGACTTAGATTCGTTTGAACCTACGTTGTTATAAGAGCCTTCTAAATGACCCGAATGATGGTCTGCTCTTTGTAAGTGATATCCTGCATTTAGTAAATGATCTCTTGTTGTGAGCATTCCTGCTCCATTTATTCCCCAGCCTGTACCGCTAAGTACATTTGATCGGAAATAAATATTGTCACCACTACTACCTCCATAATATTGGTTAGTTGCATAGTTATAAAAAGTAGATACGGTATCTTGAATATAGAAGTCACCGTTTGCAAAAGCAGTTCTACCATTTTGGTCATTATAGAAATAACCATCGTTACCATCGCCAATATATAAATTATTACTTACCGTCAAATTTCCAGTAACCGTTCCTCCACTAGTGCTTAAGAAAGAACCACTAGCTCCACTAGAGAATTCAACTATGTTTCCAGATGAATTTTTATAAAATAATTTACCATCTGCATAATTCAGAGCAAGCTCACCATAACTTAAAGAAGAAGGGGTATTGCTAGAGTTGCCGCTCCTTTTTAATAATATTGTTTGAGTCATTTGCTACTCCTTTTATGAGAAAGTGCCGCCATCAATAGTGCTATTACTGTGAGTAATTACTGAGCTAGTGCTACCATCATTCAACATCCAATTATCAGCACTTTCGTCCCAATTTATATAAACAGCATTTTCATTACCTCTGTTTACTCTAAAACCAGCATCCTCAGATGGAGCCGTATTATTGGCTAAATCAGAATTAAGAATAATTTCGCTGTCACCTATTAAGACTGTGTTGGAATCTATAGTGGTGGTAGTCCCTTTGACCTGTAAATCTCCTTCAATAACTACAGTACCAACCGCACCTGAATCGCCTACGTGTGCGGCTGGATCTAGAGTCATCGTACCGCCAGATTTAAGGGTGCTATCCTGAAAGGTAAAATGACTAAAGTTTACGGTTGCCGCGTTAGCAAGATAATTAGTAAGATTTGAATTTGTGTAATTTGTGGTATCGACATACGCTTTAATTGATTGCTGAGTTGCGAGTAACTGATTAGAGTTAGCATAAAAAGCATCGTCATCTGCAACACCCTTAACTGCCTGACTAGCTACAGCAGATGAATTTGAATCGACATAAGCTGTATCACCAATAGTGAATTGCCCATCTTGAATTCGCAACATTTGGCTTTGATCAACCATATAATTAAGATAGGAAGTTCCACCATTTTTACCAAGAACTAAACCTCCGTCATTAGTATCGTTTTCATAATCTTCAGTGTGACCTATAAAAACAGATTCACCAGTGATTGCTAATTGTCCAGAGCCTACTTCCTGTATGCGTTTTGCTCCACTGGTAGCAGTAGTATTATCAATAATCAGCCCGTCAGTAGAACTTCCAAAGATAACCTTGTTATCGTTGCCCATCACGATGTTGCCTGTCATCGTGCCGCCCGAGGAACTCAAATACCCTGCGGTTGCGTGGTTTCCGTAACCATATGCCGCATTCCATTGGGAGGAGTCACCGTGGCTTGCTGTAGTTATACCACCTGTCTGGGTGCTGAACGCAAGAACATCCTCGTGATAATGCTTCGAGCCGGTGGAAGCGTGGTCAAATTCCACAAGATCGTGCCAGTTAGTATTATTATCATTTCGAGTACGAAATCTAAATTTTGAATTGGTGGAGGTATGTTCTTCAGCACTAAAGATAATTTCTTCAACAGTAGTATCGGCAGGACTAGCACTCGGAGCCACACTTGATAAGAGAATTTTCATCTTATTCGTGCCTTCCAACTGGTAATTAAGCGTGTTCCCGAGAGTTGTGTTAAAGGTAAGATTACCTACAAATTCCAACGGCAAATCACTAGCACTCGAAATTTTGGCTTGTGTTGAACCATTTGTACCTAGCACCAAATCACCCGTCATCGTGCCGCCCGTCTTCATTAATGCGCCAGCATTCGATACAGCGGTAGTGGTCACTGAGTCGGCAGAAATGACACCATCGGTAATACTGATTCCAGAGCCAATTTTTACTCCTCCCAGAACACTATCAGTTGCGGTGGGCAAAATGTAATTGTTAGCATTATTTGCAATACCATCTAATTTATCTGTAAATGACTTACCACCTATTACATGGTTATTTGTACCATCGCCTATATATAACTTATGTGAACTTCCTAAAAAACTATATGCTAATTCTCCAGCCGCTAAAGATGAACTTGGAGCCGCATTGCCTGTACTTCTTTTGATCTGAATAGTTTGTGCCATTTTTTAATCCTCGTTAAAATTCTAAAATTGACCGCCATCAATATTGGATGTCGCTGATAAATAATCACTACTGTCAGTAGTAGCCGCTGTCCCTAATCCTAAGTTTGTTCTCGCGGAGGGGACACTAGCTACTCCACTAAGGTTATTTGCTTTGAGCAACGCAATATTGGTCAAAGAAATTAAAGAGTTTGATGCTTGATTAGCAAATCCTTGTGCGGCATCAATGGAACTTTGTATAGATACAGAAGCAGTTGGACTTACACCGCTCTGCGTAAAAAATGAACTTTTTGGCATAAGAACTCCTTAATAATCCAGTTGATATGCTGGTCTGACTTTTTGAAGAGTTCCTGTCAGTTCTTGATCATTTGCTTGCTCTTGAAGCTCAAGCATAAATTGACTAAATTTATTATCAAAAACAGAAGATCGTTCATCCAAGTAGTAATCACTTGCATAAGTCAGTGCAGAATAAATAATTAAATCTGAAGCGATGGAAGCTAAAACATTTTCATCTGTGTCAGCAGTCATTATTTCGTAGCTTGCGTAATAATTAAGGACTAAAGTTCCGCTTGCTGGTGAAGGGTAAAGTAAAAGATTTCCTTGCTCTCTACTAAAATAAAGGGGGCTACCATTGTGTGCAGTTTTTTTAAGAGACTGCATATCTCTCATGGGTAATCTAGCTAATACTTTTCCGTCAAAATAAAAATCAATTGCTTCTAAGAAATCTGAAGGTATAACTACTGAATCGGTAGAAGACGAAATTGTATATGTATGTTTTTTCTCCATTGATGGTATGCGTAAAGATCTTTGAATTCTTGCTATTCCTTGATCAATGAAAGTATCAGCAAGTGCATCTGTAATGTCGCTACGATTGAGGACAGCTTTGAAATGAGATCTTAGGTTGCCCTTATTCATAATTTATACCTTCTTTTTAGTTGTGATGAAGGCATTTAGATTTTGACTATTTAGCCTCGACAAAATTGCCTTTGGTGATTCCTCCATCATGTTAAAACCTTCTTTTAGCCATTGCTCATGTACTTGTACAGGTACAGAAGCAACACGCATAAATTCTCCTTCCTTTTTATTTAAAGAATCTTCTCTATCTCTTTTTAAAATGTCTAAAAAAGATTTTGGTATTTCTTGAGTTTTTTTAATAACAATGTCATCGCCTTGGGTGTTTAAAATTCTGTTTTGAACATCAAACCATCGAGGGGTTAAACCACTCATAAATAACTCCTTAAATAATGAAGTGGGGGCAGAAACGAGAAAAAGTTAAGGAGAGCAAAAAGCAATCTCTCGAACCACCCCCACAATAGGTACAAGCTAAATAAACTTATGAAAGACCAGTAATTCTTCCTGAGTCTCCAAAGTTACTATGTTTTACAGAGAACTCCCCGATCACCTGATGAGAATCTGAGTCTCCTGTTTTGGCTAGGAGTGTTCTAGTGAATGGTCGTAAAACGGCTTGCTTAAACATGGACGGATCTATCAAATACGCTTGGTCTGTAGTCTGTGACCTGTTAAGGACAACCTTATATTGACCAAAAGCAGTCACCAGTACGTCAATTGTATTGACTAATGTAGACTTATCCGCAATGTCTCTCTGACGGTTAGAACTAGATGCAAAACCAGCAATAATTGTAGAATCCGCTGGTTTAATCATTAACACTGAAGGCTCACTTCCAGCCGTGTAAAGAGTTTGACCAAGTTCTAATATTTTTGCTTCTGTAAGAGGATCGGTTGCTGAACCTCCAGCATCTACAGTTGTGCTTATTTGCTGATCGATGGAAGCCATCTTACGAGCAGTTGAAGCATCTCCTGTTACTGCCGCTTGAGATACACCGCACATACTTACTTCTAAATCGAGCTTCAAAACTTTTAGGGTCTTGGCTAGTGCATACGCTGTTTGTTGCGCTCTACCGTATGTCTTGATCGCGTCTGAGGTAGCACTTACAGCAAAACTTTCACCAATTATCTGAGTGGTGTTAGATCTTGCGGTAGGCTGTCCTACACTTGTGGTTGAACTACTAGCTCCCTCGACTAGCGCGGTATTTGTGGCTGTGCGTAAAGAGTCCTCTAGCCATTCGAATGTTCTAGCATGAACTTTTTCAGTTTTTATCATTGACTGAAAAGGTGTGGCAGTTGGAGATATCGAACTGATAATGTTAGAGACATCTTCAGCTTGCCCAGTTACGTTGTATGAGATTAACTGTGTCATCATTATTTCCTATAATTAAAAAGTAAAATTACAGCTAATCGAGTTCCCAATTTGCCATGAGTGCTTCTGCTATAGAATCGAGATCATTACTTGCTTCTGGTGAACTTCGGAGTTTATCTTGCGCGGCTTTCTGCTTGCTGAGTCTTTGGTCAGTTTTAGATGGCGGTGCTTTTGTACTCCTAAGAACTTTTGCGGGGGCTTTTGCTTTTTTCACTTTGGCTACCTGTCTTGTTTTGTCAAACATCATTGCTTTATGCAGTATTTTAATAACACTTGGATCTGTGTAATTATTTACCGCTTCGGCTGGTAGACCATTTTTTATCGCGTGGTGTCTAATCTCGTCATACAATTTAGTAGACCAGTTAGGTAAATCTTTTTTTAAAGTTTCTACACAACTTTTAGCACTTTCACGTTGTTGCTCCTGTGCTTGTACTTGCATATCTTTATAAAAAGTATCTGCTTCCTCGCGTAAAAATTTCAAATCGCTTTCTGCCGCCCTTGCTTCCTCACGTAAAGCCGCAAATTCGTCCGTATTCATCTGTTTCGATGCCACTAGCATATCCACTTCAGCATAAGGCTTATAGCGTTCTTCAGCGCGATTCAACATAGCTTGTAATGATGCCTCTGCTCGTTGCAAGGCTTCATTGGCTTTTTTTCTCTCGTTAGCCATTAGTTGAGACTTTTGCGTTAGACTTTTTTCCTGTCCATAGAGCCTTTTTAAATCCTTGATAGATGCCTGTTTTGATTCTCCATCAACTAAAATTTCAACCATAGTGTCTTCCGATAATTCGGCTGTGGTTTCTTCTTCAGTCTCAGGTTCTTCGTCTTCTTCAGGGTCACTCTCAGATTCTACTTCCTCTTCTGGTTCAGGATCTTCGTCTGTTTCAGTTTCCTCTACTTCAGTCTCCTCAGTAGATTCTTCTTTCGCCTCTTCGTTACTTTCTTCAGATGGCTGATTTTTATCAGCGTCCGTCCAGTTACTCAGTATGCTTTCTGCCGCTCCATCTAAATCTAGATCTTGCTGAACAGGGGGCTGAGTTGTAGTATTTTGCACGTTATCCGCAGACATAGTGCTTACTCCTCTTCAGTTGGGGTTGATTCTTTATCGTTTTTGTCGTTAATTTGATCTCTTACAGTTACATTCTGATTAAGCGTAGCAATTACGTCTGAAAGAGCTTTAAAATGTGAATAACTTTGTTCTCTTTTAGTAGTGTCTTCGTATTCAGACTGCGCCCAATTTTGTACAGAGGAATCCATCATTAAATTGATTACTCTTATAAAACCTTCGTTTTTTAATAAATTTTCAGAATCGTTTCCTAAAGCGATTAATTGTTCTTCGTTCATATTAACTCTCCTTATGAGTTTTAAATTTTCAAAATAGTTAGCAGTTAATTCACTTCCGCTTTCTATTTCAGTTAATGCAACAAAATAAAAATTACTAGATTGTTGCTTTAAAAAAACATTAGGATTACCAGAATGGTTAATGTATCTACCACCTGAAGTTCTCATGTTTTTTATTCTTGCACTACAAACAGTTTGTCCAGGCTTAATACTTTTAGTAGTAAAAATACCTTTACCATGAATAGAAGATTTTCTTATTTCTATTGGATAAGGTTTTTCAAAAGATATTAAGTCTTTTGTATTTGTAGAAAGTGTTTGTAGTTGTTTTTCGGTAAATCCTGTCTTAGTTAAAAAATCTTCATAACTAAGCATTTGGACTTGCAATTGCTGTTATCTCGTCTGCTTGTTGAGCAAGAACCAATTCAGCACTGTCGATTAGTTTCTTATGATTTAATTGAGCTTCTTTTAGATCTACAGTGTCAGATTGAATTGCAAAGCTATTTTCAGCTTTCATTCTATCTAGCTCTAACTTCATTTGAGCATTTTGAGCTTGCATTTGAGCTTTCATCTCTCCAATAGCTGTTTGTCTTTCTTGCATTTCAAGTTGCTTCTTCATCATTTCTAATTGAAGTTCTTGGGCTGGATCTGGTTGCTCTGGTGGTAAGTCATTAGGATTAGTTAAATACTCAGTAACATTTTTAATTCCATTTAACTCCATTACTTTTGACATCACAGCGTATTGGTTTTGAGGTGAGTACATTTTTGCAAGATTTGGATCATTAGCGAATTGCTGGTGCATTGCCATGTACTTTTGAGCTTCACGTTGTTGTTCGCCATAACCTAAAGCTAATTCAATAGTTACATCTCTTTTGTCTGCCCAATCAGTAGGTTTAATTTTGACGTACTCACCGCCTATATCAATTACCTTTTCTTGATCTTCAAATTCTAAACACAATTGATAAATTTCTTGGTACAAAGGTTTTAGCCATTGGTTAGAGAAATTACGAGCAATTATTTTTTGTCTTTGTTGAGACATAGTTGCTAACTGCTCTACCATTGTTGCGCTATTCTGCTTAGAAAGAGCGTTCTTATCTAATCCCTGTGAAAGTTTAGAAACACCTGTATTTTCTTCCTTGTCGGACTCTAATAAATTTAATAATTGAAAAGTAAAAGGATTTAATTGAGACTGCATCATAGGACTTATTGCGTCTGGTCTCGTTACATTAACCAAACCGCCAACACGGTTGTCAATTAACTCCTTGGGATTGGTCAATCCTCCTTTCAAGACTTGATATCTAGGATTATTAGTTATCATAGCGTGATCAAGAATCGACCTAGTAAGAACTGTTCTTGCGTTTTGAGTTGGTATTAAATTTGCGCCAAAGTTTTGACCGTAAAACGCATGGGGAGTAGGCAAAGGTACAAAGGTAATAAATGGTTTTCGGTTGACTTTTTCTTTGTCCAGTAAAACATTACCCGCTTTTATTACTTTGTATAATTCTGCTACTCCAGTGCCTTCAACATCTAACTCAATATACACTTCCATACACATTACGGAACGTATCTGATCTTGGTATCCTTGCGAATTATTTGTACCTCTATCGTCATTTATAGAATCATGCCTAGACAAAACTTCTGGATCAGAATCAAAAGTTACATCTCCATGATCTCCAATCTTAGATAGGAGTTCTTCGTTGTATCCATCCCTACGCAAATCTGAAAGAGTCTTTTTAGTTCTATGAGCGCAGAACAAAACTGAATCCAAAGATTTAGCTTGATTTTCAATAAGAAATTCTTCGGGTGCTACATTTTCAATTACTACTTGACTTGTATCTCTAGTAACTCTTAGTTCACCAGTAATGAGACCTAGAGCATCTTCTTCTGTTTCTCCAAGTTCTACGTTATCTGGTGCGATCAAAACGTCTAGCTCATTTTCAGTTAATGATTCAAAATATTCAGAAACAGTTTCACTTTGCTCTGACCAAAAAACTTTACATATTCCCGCTCTAGCAATAAGCCCATCGTGAATAACTGAGGACATAATTGAATAGAGGTCATTTTGTCTGTGAGCAACATAATCTGTGTATTCAGAACACACATTAGCCATCTGCACATCATCAGCGTTTTGTGGAGAAAATTTAACTATTTTGTTTCCAGCGGAAAATGTTTCTAGTAATGCCGCTTTCATTGCCTCTACGCTTGACTGTACATCCATAGATACGTATTTTGAATTACCATCATGTACTGGTTTAGGTTTGTCTCCAGCGTAGTAATCCATTACTTTTGCTCTTTCCCTACTCAATTCGCTATCGTGATATCCTACAGCGCGAGACACGTTGTCATCTATTAGTGCGACTATCTCTGTGTCTGTTAATTTTTTGTAGTCTTCAGTTTTAGTCATAGTCATATCATCTCAATATAAAAAGATTCTGTGGAATCCACAGGAGTCCAAGCTCCAGTGTGTATATGGTTAGCAAGAGCTAATGCAATTACACAATCATCAAAACACCCAGCTTCCGATTGCATAGCACCGTTCTCTGTAACTATGTATGTCAACATTTCTCGCAAAGTGACTTTACAATTTACTTCTATTTCATTTTCCCGCATTGAAGCTCTAAGTTGATCAATAATTAAAGGCTTTGATTTACTAGAAGTTGTAAATCCTAATTTTGTCGTTTCTCTATCAGTTATCTTGTCAATTACTTGCTCAGTAAAAAAGTTAGGGTATGCCATATCTTTCCCAAGACGGGTACAAGTTAGAATTCCGTGATTATTATTTTCAACAATAATGTAAGCCTCGTTATAATATTCTCCAAGCCTATACAATACTTCTGCAAAATAATCTGGGTGAGCGTGTCCTCTCCAGACAGCTACTTGCCTCTTTTTTGAATCTAAAATTTGAGCAACCGAATAATCTCCTCCGCGTCCTACAAGTCCCATAGCAACATCGGCTCCGATTACATACCTTTCACCTTCATCGTGAGGTAAATATGTACTTAGCTCTCCTCTAGCATTGTTTTCCCAATCGTCAGATTCAAGAGCTAGTCTTTCTTTTAAATCTCTAGTTTTGTTAAGTAGTTTATTTATTTGGTCTGGATTAAAGACGGGTCTTCCAGTAGTTAGAAAGGCTTCATCTGGCTCACTTGGATATTCTTGTCTAAATAAATCAATACCGTTTTGAGCTATTTTTCTTCTTCTAAACATAAGTTGCTCATTGTCTAATTCGTAGAGATCTGAAAGAGCAATTTCATCTGGTGTTCTTTCAAAATTTTCAGGTACTTTTTCTCTGTATTCTGGGTCAACAAACCAAGGAATAAAAACAGGAACGAAACCATTACTACCATCTACAGCACCTCGCCATAAATCCGCAAAAATACCAGTAGCTCCATTGGCTGTAGATTCCACAAAAATAGCTGTACCTTTTGAATTTGGTACTGCTTGAGTCAATCCATTCCAATTATCCAGGCTAGTTGATTTTTGCCAGAAAGCCAATTCACTTGCATGAACGTGAGTTAAAGTTTCTCCTCTTCCAATACTGTCTCCACCCGCAGTTGCGACAACATAACTACTGTCTAAAACGTCAAAATTCATTTCTCTTCGTGAAGAATATTTAGTATGAGGTTTTAAGATGTCTGGGCAATGTTCATGGAATCTTTTGGTCATATCAAACAAAGCTCTAGTAGAATCTGCGTGATGAGTAATTACCATCGCTTTACAGGCTGTTTTTTGACTTACTGAAAAATAAAGATAACCACCTGTATAAGTGGACAAACCTTGTTGTCTAGCTTTTAAAATAATTATTCTTACTTTACCTTCAGTAGATAATTGATCTGTCACAGCTTTATCTAAAATTTCTTGAGCCGCATTAAGTTTTAGAGGTGCAATATTGCCTTCTTTTGTTCGTATTTTTAATGCTGATTTTGAATAAAAACTAAATTCGTTTAATAGCCTTTTACGTATTTTCGCTAGTCTCTTTTCCATCTTTTTTCTCTTCCTCTAGTAAAGAGGCAAGAAAATCTTCAGCTTTGGAAATTGACACATCGGATTTAGTAGCGGGTTTTGACTTCGTAAAATCTAAAACCAAACGTGCGGCTGCAAGTCTTTCTCTTGCTTGACCTTCCATTCGCATAAGTTCTACGGCTGTGGTCAATGCCTCTTTTTGATACTGGTCTTCAATGATGTATTTATCACTCATAATTTCGACTACCTTTTTAGCGTAAATTTGGGCTTCAGCTTTGATTGGTGCAATAGTTTCTCGCGTAAACCCATCAGGAACTCCTTTAGGACGACCCGCTTTTTTAGGTAGTTTTGCCCACTTAGCTAACTGCTCTCTCCCTTCGGGTGTTTGCTGAAGTTTTACTAGGTGGTTTGAGGTTCCTTTTCTTGAGTTCTTTGGGACTTTTAATACTTTGACTGCTTTTGCTCGTTGTTTCCTTTTTTGCATCAGCTATTTTTCCTCCTAAAATTTCTTCTATGATTGTCCTAGTCCATAGACTCGATGGACAAAACATAGTGGGCGGTAATTCTGCTTTTAACTCAGAAAAAATTTTTAAGCGGTCAGAATCGGAAATTAAATTGCTATCAATTACTGTTTGTATTGCGTTTAAATAACGTATTAAATCTAAAGATTTAGCGTTCACATAACTCTCCTTATGTGGGTTTATACTGAAAGAATCCCCATGTTTTCAGGTAATGGTTGATTAGACGGGGGTTGGTTTACTTCACTTTCTTCATCTTCTTCATAGCCTTCTCTAGCCGCAATACCAGCCATAATAATTGCAAGTATTGTAACTACAGGATTAGCTTGAAAAGTTACTGGAAAATGTGATTTGTCTTGATTAAAGAATTTTTGTATTGCCGCAGAAGTTTCAGGCAAATTCTCTTTCATAAAAGTTGGATTAATTAAATAAACCCATACTGGATCTACTGCGAACTCTGGAGAATTTTTCTTGTACTGTCTGTAGCTTCTTTGGCGACCAAATTCTCCTAGATATTCCTTTTTTCTTTTGTCTTGGCTTGATTTAGGTAACGCTTCAAATCTTCTTTTCGCTTCTGGATCTGCAAGCATTTGATAAAAATCTCTGTATCCACTTTGTCTTACTGCTTGTGTACCTAAAGATGGTCTTCTAGCAACAAATACATTTAATTGATCTTGTAATTTATCAATTTCAGCTTTAATTACAGAATGTTTATTTTCAGCTACTTCTTTTTGAATTAGTTCTCGCCAAGAATTTTCTAGAATTGGTTTTTTGGTTCCTAATGCTTTACTTGCTTTTGGGTGCGCTCCAAATTCAAGTCTTCCAGACGCATTAGCTCCTGAAAAATCATTTTTATAATTTAATTTTCTAGATTCTAAAGCGTGTGATATTTCGTGAGCAAAAGTAATTAAAAATTGTAAATCAGAAGTCTTTTTAACATGAATGATTCCCTTTTGACCGCTTTTGCGTAGGTGATAACCTCTCCTGTTTGGATCGTACCTTTCTCCTAACTTTTTATCTGTAGCTTTCATTTCTGCCACACTGTTAGAAACATAAACAGTCAAATTCAATGCTTCAGCTAATTCTCTAAGTTCTGCTACGGTAGCAACACCATCTTGATATAGACCTCCTTTTTTACCAATATCAAATTGTTTTACTACTGATTTTGCGGCTTTTAATGCTTTTTTTACAGCTTTCTGAGTAGGCTTTACAATAGCTTTTGGAATTAAAGGTAATTCGCCTTGTAACGGAGGATCAGGTTCTACAGGTACATTAGGATTTGGTCTAGCACCTCCTGTCTGTGTAGTTCCGCGCAAAGGTCTTCCATCAGCACCAAGAATTACAGGCGGTGTGGGTTCTTGAGGTGATGTAGGAGTAGCTGTAGGTGTAGGACTCCCATCAGGATTTTGAGGTGGTGTATTTTTAGCTTTTGTACGTGCTTGTTGTTGTATTACAATCTGCTTATAGCCACCTATATATCTTTCTACAGCGGAAACAGGTACACCCTTGTTAATTAAACCTTTTTCATAAGTAGTAATCATTCTTACAGGATCAGACAAAGGTTTTAAAAGTTCATTCAAAACATAATTAATATTTTCTTTGTCTTCTTTTGAAACTGAGTTGTCATCTTTGAGTTCAGCAATAAGCTCTTGCACTCTTTCGTTATTTGCTTCTCTGCCTCTTACTACAGCGGGATTCTCTGCGCCATATTGAGCAATTGCTAGTGGAAGACCGTTTTCTCCCTCAATAGGGCGTATAACTCTTTTACCTACAGTCTCAGGATTTCTTTCAGCCATTCCTCTTATGTGTCTAACTGAAAATCCAGTGACCTGTTCTCCATACTTCATACTTTCTACAAGACTTTCTAAATCTCTTCGTACAGATGGATCTAGGTTAGGGTCAGCAAGTGCTTCTGCAATAGTAGCCTCAAGTCCAGACCTATCCATACCAGTAAATCTTTGATAAATACCTTCTGGGCTAGTACCTGTCGGTGGATTTCCTTGCTCGTAGTTGTAGAAGGCTTTTGCTCGTCTTTCAGCTATTTTTTCCTCTGCTTCTTGTTGAGATTTAGCTTTAGCTTTAGCGGCTTTCAGTACATCTTTGTCTCTTTCACCAAGACCAACCACAGGCTTAAAAGCTGGGTTCTTTTTATTTCTGTTTATGTACCGTTTAACTTTTGATCTACGACCTGTAATAGCATCAATAGCTCGTCCAGCCATTACGCCACCAATTTGATATGGGATAGCTTGTCCAGCAGTAGCACCAGCTACACCAGCAAAAGTTAAACCTCTTACAGCATTTGTTAATGCCGCTTGACCACTATATAAATTACCTTGGGGAAGAGGACTAAGATTATCAGTGTATTTTGAAATTCCACCTTTCAATCCAGCGTTCCAAATTTTAGTTTGCTCTTGAGATTCCATAACTAAATTAATTAATCTTTTTCCATCTGGAGTTCCTTCAACCAATCTTTTTAAAATTTCAAAATCAGATTTGCCAACTACTGATTTAGTTTTGTTACGTGCTTGTTGAAGCATTTTTTTGACTTTTACTCGATCACTCTTTTCTTTAGAAGTAAGATTTTTTCTATTAGGGTTGAGAAGATCTTTTAAGTCTTGCTCTAAGTTTGTTATTTCACCGCTAATGTCAGAATGAACTTTGTCCATAAGATCAACAACTCCACCTCTCGATCCAACTTCAAAATCATTAAGATTAAAAGGTTTCCCATTTTGATCTCCAGCTTTTTGAGTGGCATCAAGACGTTGAGCAAAAGTAGCTTGTACAAGACGGTTACTAAGAGGTGCTGGCTTACCTAAAACTAATCTTCCAGCACCTATTGTTGCACCAGCATTTGTAGTACCAAGGACAAAAGTATCAATTACCCTATCTTCTAATTCTTTTTGAGTATAGGTAGCACCTTGAAGTCCAGCACCACCTATAGATACTCCTTCTTGTAAAACTTCAGTTCCACCTTCAGCAACCATTCTTTTAGTTACTTCTTTTGCGGCTTGAACATTACCAGTTTTCTTTAGAGTCTCTACTAATTCTTTGCCAGTAATATTTTTTAATTTAGCTTGAGGTATTAATTTTGAAATACCAAATCTTTCCAAAATTCCGATAAGAATACCTTGTCCAGTTGCTAGTTTTTCATCGTAATTTCCAAGTTTTTCTTCCTGTTCAAAAGCGGCTTCACCAGCACCCATAACACCACCAGCAATAGTAGTACCACCGCCTAAAAGTAGAGCTAAAGGTACAGATGCTTTTGCTAAAAGAGCAGAGCCAATTGTACCGCCAGCATATGCGGTTGTTACTGGAGCCATTTCAGCTAATCTTTCACCTGTAGCTCTTACAGCTTGTCCTAGACCACCTTCTTGGTAATTGTCACGTAAAGAACCAGTGTATTGAGGAACGTATCCTCCTTCAGCAATATCTCTATCTTGCTGTTCAACAATTTGAGTACCTTTTTGTTCAATTGCTGGAATACCAGTTGCTCTACCAACAACTTCAATACCTTTACCAAGAACTTTTTGACCTTGATCTATACCATATTCAAAAGCATTGTCACGATCTTGAGGTACATCTAAATGCTTATATTTCCTGTAAATTTCTCTAAGTTTTGTAGCTTTCTCTATGTCTCCCGCTTTGTGCGCGGTTATAACTAATTGTTTTAGTTCACCAACATTCATAGAAACTCCTACTGGTTTGCGAAATTTACTGCATCTTGGTCTTCCTGTGATATTTGAGTTGAGGAACCTTTATTATCCGCAGTTTTTACAGCATTAATATAATCAGAATATAAAGCCTCGATTTCATCGCTCGTTCCAGAATCTAAATCAACTCTATTAATAAGCGATCCATCTGGATTAAGGTTTGATTGATCAGATAATCTTGCACCAGTTCTTTTAGCTAAAGCAGATTGAAGTTTTAACCAAGCAATCCAAACGTGTTCTTGGTTTTTGACTAAAGAAGGTAAAGGAGATAAGAATAGTTCCATCTCTCGGTTAGATATTGCACCTTTTGTTTGAGCAACATTTTTAAGTGCCGCTTGAACTTTTGCATTTTGTAATCCTAATCTAAGTAAACTTCTAGGATGTCCTCTCATGTCATCAACTGTTTTCTGAATTATTCCATCATAGAATCCAGTTACATTATCTCCAGCGGCTTCAAGTTGAGTTGCTAAGAAATCAAAATTACTAGCGTCATCGTAAGCCATTTGAGCGGCTTTTTTTGTTTCAGCTTGGTTTTCTAATTGTTTAGCAGTTGCGGCAGTAGGCGCAGTCATTCTTTGAATAGCTTCAAGCTCTGCTAATTGGTTCTCTCGTTCTTGTTGAGCTAATCTTCTATCTTCATCTCGCAAAGCACCATAAGCAGACGTTCCAGCTTGCATAGCGGCTAGACCACCTTTCTCAGAAGCACCCATAACTGCACCACCCATTCTTATTAGCTTTTCAGCCAAAGAAGTTCTAGGGATGTTCATGGTTGTGTTGTTTCTTTTGTTACCTGTAGTTGAACCTTCTAATACTAATTTTCCAGCGGCATCTCCAATTGCACCAAGCACACCTTCTTTACCACCTGTTTCACTGACTGTCTCTTCTGTAACTATAGTTGTACCTTCAGGTGTCTTCTCTTCAATAGTTCTTTCAGTAAGAACGCCATCATTAGTAGGCATTGTAGTAACGGGGTTTAAATTTTCATTTATTTCTTCGGCTACTTCTTCTAGCTGATCTGGTCTACGGAGAACTCCAGCACCATCCATGTCTGGAATAGTTCTTATTCCTCCATTTGCTAATTCAACATCCGATACTGCACCTGTATCTTCTTCCGCAATTATATTTCCGAATTTATCTCTAATGTATTTGATTGCACCTTTATAATTAAAAGGATTGAAATCATCACCTTCTCTAAATCTTGGACCCTCTGGCATTTGCTCCATATCTAAAGCACCCATACCAAAATCACGTACTCCCTCGGTAACATCAGCAAAAGTATCAAGAATAGGGGGTGTGACTTTTTCCGCTAATCCATAAATTCCCTTTCCTAGATTTACTATCACATCTCCAGTTAAACTTCCAGCTTCATACATTGAATCTGGTAAATCAGGAAGCGTATTGTTTTGAGGAGTAAGACCTAAAATTCCTCTGTTTGCTAACATACTTTGAGATTGTGTTGCATCCCTGAGATATTGCCTATCGTCAATGTTTTCCTGTGCGCTACGAAAAGAATCAGCTTCCATTCTTTTATCTTTTTGATCTTGGACTCTTGCCGCAATCATCTCTGGAGTGTTTCTGGATGCGCTATATTTATTTAAAAACGCTTTCTCTCTTATTCTACGCATAGTTGCGTCATCTCTAGGAGAGTAAATAGAAGGAGGGAATTGTCCTGTCATTCGGTAATTGTAAAAATCCTGTGCAGTAGCCATTAATTACCTCCTCCCGTATTTGTAGGTTCAGGTTCAGGTTGCCCTCGCAAGAATTTAGCTATGTCCATGCCCATTCCAGATCCAGTCATAGCACCACCAAAGGCACTTGCAAACGGACTAGCAGTTACTCGTACAGGATTTTGAGGACTGTTGTAGTCTGCTTGTCCTAAAATACCTTGCTGATACTTAATTTGTTGATCTAGAGCAAAATCACGATCTCTCTCAAATCTACCACGTTGGTCATCTAAGTATCCTTGATCATAATTTCTAAAGTTTCTACCAGCACCCGTCATAAAGTCACCCATAGCACCCATAGCGTTAATACCTGTTAGGTAACTACCTTTTAGACCTTCGTTTGCTAACATTCTGTCTCTAAATTGCCGTTCTTGAGAAGCTAATGACTTGTCCATCAAGTCTGCATTTATCATTGAGGTTGTATCTGCAAGCCTATCTCCATAACCTCGCATAGCAACACCTTCAGCAACACCAGCGCGGGACGAATTCATGTTTCCAGAGCCAGATGCACCGAGGTTTATTCCTGTCATGGTGTTTTCTAGTAGATTTCTTCTGTCATCTCGCATTGCGGCATCAACAAGTGGTTGAGAATTAGCCAGTGCGTAGTCTCTTGCTACACCCATTCTGTCTGCACCACCTTCATCAAACATAGTTTGGTAATTTTGACCAAAACCTTGACCAGTTCGGGACAAATCAAAAGCACCTTGCGCTCCCATTAGACCCATATTGCCCATGTAAGTATTGCCTAATGTCGAATATGGGTTCATACCAGCGTATGTCTGTCCACCGTATGCGCCCATTTCTTGAGATCTAGCTAAATAATCCTCTGCATTGTCATAAGACCTTTGAATATAAGGTTTACTAAAGCGAAAAGATTCCATTTGTGCTTCTAGGGCGCGTTCTTGTCCTTTTCGTGCTTCTCTACCTCCAAGGTAGCCTCCTACAGCACCAAGACCGCCTCCGATTATTGCCGCGGCTACAAAACCCATAATATCCTCCAAATTTCACCACGTTTTGACTATGTTTATACATATAAAACAGCAAGTGATTACATTGATTAAAACGATAACAGTGCGGATGATTGCTTCAGCATCATCTTGATCCACAGTGTTACCAATTGCGTGTTTCCATATTGTCCACCATTTATTCATCTCTTGGTTCTTCCAAACCAATAGAGGTAAAAGAAGGGGCAATAACTTCTTCCTCCATTTTTTTGAGGTTTTCTTCTCCTAAATGTTTAGTAAAATGAACATTAGTAAGAATAGAATCTTTAATAGCAAAAAAAGCCCTTTTAGCACCTTTTGGAGTTACCCATGTATAAGGTGCTTTGATGTGTTTTTTGCCAGCTTCAGATACAACTAATAACTCTCCCTTCATTAAAAAAGTCATGTGAGATTGTTTGTGTATCTTTCCAGTAAAAGACATATTTTTAGGTACAGTCAATTCTCTGGTGTACATTCCACAACCATAATCTTCATTCATTTCAGTAAAAAAATGCCGTAAAGATGTTTGGTCAATAGCACATTTTTTTCTTCCAGAAGACATTTCTTGCTCAATAGATTTTTCAAAGTTATTTATTTTTGACCGTAAACTTATATTGAGAAAACCGCTCACTAAATCACCCCCGCATCTTTTAAATCTTGGATAAGGGTCATAAGTAAATTAGTAGTAGTTGTTAAGTCTGGAGTGGTAGCATCAGCAGTCCTAGTCACACTAAAATTAGTCACAGACATTTCAGGAATGTTACCTTTAGATAAAGTGTTTTCTAGTCTTTGTAATTCATCTCCTAAGTATTTATCGCCTACTGAAGTTTTAATAGACAAAGGATTTACAGGAGGGAATAACTGCGTATTACTGTTTCTTTTTAAAATCGGTAAAGGATTTTTTTTGTAGCCTTTTAGTGGTGAGGTCATTGTTACCTCCTTCCAGTTGTAAGAACATCAAAATCAAATCCTAAAAAGTCAAAATCTTTTGTATCGTCTACTGTCATTTTGTAAGACAAATAACGACCAGCTACTCTAGTATCAATTTTATGATTAGTGCCTGAGTCAAAAGTTATAGAGGAACTGTAGGTAGGAGTACCATTAATAAAATCACTAGAACCAAAACTAAATGTGAAATTTTTATTTGCATCTGACACCTCAATCTGTGGTACAACTTTGTTTATAACTTTGTATCCGCTAATACTTGATAGTTCATCTAAATCAATACCTTGCCTTTCAATGAATGGACTTCTGTTACCTTCTACAGAAATAGGAGAAGATAGTAATGATCCTTCACTACTTAAATCTAATCCGTATAAAGTAGCTTGAGTTATTCTTTGAGTAGAATCTGTGTGTGGTAGATTAGATCCAACAAACATTTCATGTGAGTTATAACCTGATCCTTGAGTATTATATGTACCACCAAACGAGCTATAGCTAACCGTAGAATCAATTGAAGCATAAGTTTCTGAGCTATCTACTCTACCGTTAGTTGCTGAAGAAACATTAGGTAAATCTACAAATGACCATGTTTCACTTCTATAGTTATATACTGCCGCTCTGTTACATCTTCTTTCGTAATCGCTTGATGTATATTCGTTTGTAGAAAGGTAATCTGCCATATCATCGTTAGACACATAGCAAAATAATATTTCATTTAGAGCGACATTATGATGGACAAAACAAACTGAAGTTTGAGCAGTATCTAAGCCATCAAAAATAAACCTTTTTACTCTTTGATCGCAAATACTTTGACGGATGTTTGTATCGTGAATGTAGATATCGTCATGGTCAAAAACATAATGTACACCTTCAACTTCAACAATACAGTTTTGATTTATTACACCACAATCGTTAAATATTTTTCTAAAATTATGTATGAAAGTACCACCCACAAATTCCATTAGCCATACTTGATCTTTAGAGTAAATAATGAATTTATTTTCTAGCGAAAGACCATCTACTATGCCTGTTTTCATTTGCACTAAATCATTAAATCCAGCAGACGCGGTAGTATCACCTTCGTCCCAAGTAGCTGGCGTTGCATTTGACAAAGCTGGAGTAGAAAAGCGAACTCTGGAAGTATGCTGAGTTCCACCTTCGTCCATGTTTAAAGCAATAAGAAAATCACCGTAAGATCTAATAGCTTTAGCTCTCCACTGAATTGGATTATTGCTACTATCAGTAGCTCCAAAATTCGGTAAAGCCTCAAAAGTAGATCCTCCGTGAGCCATGTAAGAGGGTACTTTGTCTTCTCTGTTTATGTACAAAACATCGGCTAAACTAGCCGCTGTAAAAACTAAATCAGAACTAAGTGTTGTAGATATACTAGAGCCAGTTATATCAGTTAAAGTGCTTGAACCTGTGTATTTAAAAATGTAATAGTTTTTAGTTACTATGACTATAGAAGAAAAAGTATTCTGTGAATTAGACGGTATAGAAAATACAAATCTTGGATCTACATTAAGTAATTGTATTTCTCTAAACAATGGGCTTCTACTAATTTTACCTTCAGTAAAACGCACATTTTTTGCTCTAGTAAAAGCTGGAATAGGTAAAGAAGCGGGACGTATATCTGTGACAACTCCTATAGAGCCTAATTCTCTTACAGGTACTAGCTGTCCCATATTAAACTCCTTTATTTCTTTTTAGCTTTTTTCCTAGCTCTTGATGCTTGAGCTTTACCTTTTTTTGTATAAGCGTATTTCTTTCCGTTTACTACAGGCATATTGATCTCCTATTAAAGAACTGTTCGTTTCCACATATAGACAACCAAGTAAGGCTGGTGCAAATTGATATCTGTAGACGTAGCCGTTTGATTTGTACTGTCATCTGCTTTTAAATTAGATTGGGTTCTAGTTGTGTTTCCAGGATTTCCGTCATCGTTATGATCTAGTTCTTGACCGCTAATTCCTGAATTAAAATCTAAAGTAGTATCTATAACTGCCAACTCACCACCTTCAAACCTAATATTAGTATTGTGTTTGTGTTCAGGTAAGTTATCCGCTGTCAAACTAAATGTTGAATTACCTCCTGTGTTACCAGCAGTAAACGTAGCATCAGAAGTGCTATGACCTGTTAATACTTGACCCTCACCTACAGCTACCCAAGTGCCTCCAAATAAATTAGTAGGATCGGAACTGTCTACAGATACATAAATTGAACCTACAGGGTATATAGTTTTAAAGGCTTCGTTTTTTATAGCACTCCAAACGTCAGCTTCGGTTGCTGTACTAGCTATGCTTATTGTCCCAGCGTTATTTACTATAGCTGGATCTGGTAAACCATCTACGCCTATAAGTGTTTTTAAGGATGCTTGAGTCACATTAGTACCTAGAGATACCACCGCTGGGTTCGCTCCGTCAGACGTAATTGCAGACAAAGGCTCTACACACTTATTGTTAATTTGGGTATGGGTAGCTGTAACAGCACCAGTAATGGAACCGAAAGAATTGTTAAGAACTCCTTTGATATAACGTAAATGTTCATCTGCTTGAGCGAGTGGATCTGTGGCGGCTGGGTTATTTGAGTTCAAATCGGTAATGTATCTTCCCGAATGACTCCCACTATTTTCTAATGCCATTTCTGTTCCTCTTTAGTTATCTAAACACTGGTATTACATTTGATATAGATCTTCCGTCTACGCACCCACAATCCATATTGTGTCTATTACGTCCTTCACAATATAAAATTTTATCGCTTGGACATCTAAGTTCTGGCTTACCAAACATAGGCTCATTATCGTATGGGTCGTTTAAGTTGGCACAGCCCGTCACCAGTACAATTAGAAGACATCTTTTCATCTTTAATGTTTATTCCTTGTTAAATGTGAACCAAAGTTCGTGAGTTAAAAAAGCAATGCGTATGTAATTTATTCTTTTTTTACTTATCTGAACGTCTAGCTCTGGGAGAACGTGGAAGTTCCCACATAAAGCAAAATCGTTTCTTAAATCAATTTTCAAAATTAGACCTCCTTTTAAAAAGTCCGACAATAACAACAACAACAACAACCTTTATCGACATTTTTGAATTAAAAACATTTAAAACGGCATGGGGGTCAAAAAAAATCGCTAGGAATCCTAAAAAATCTAGTAAATCAATATAAGTCATTGATATTGTTGTAGTTATTAATCACGGGATTAATTATCCCGATTCATACAGGACAAAATCCAAAAACCAAAACGCCAGACATTTGGCATCGCGGGAATTTTTGGAGTAGTGCGCTTATTTTTCACAAAAAATGCGACCATTTCTTAGAATTAGGGTAAGACGAAATAATTAATAAATTTTATTAACCCTTTCGCTCACTTGGTCAGTTGTCAAGCTCCCGACAAGCCGCGTTATCATATGCGATATATATCATATGGGTGGACACTAAACATTGATTTATTCCTTAAGTTTTAGTAAAAAAGAAAATATAAGAATAAAAAAGATGTTTACATTCCCATATAGTCTGTGTTTATAATTACCCATCGCCCGACAGGTGATATATGTATACTGTATGAATACACAGCTAATTAATGTCTTATCTAAGGAGGCACTTATTATGAAAAGTTATCCAATTTGGAATCAGGTTGAGGCTTGTATATATAAAAGCCGGAAATCTTGGGGAGCGAGGGAGAACTGTGCAGTTGATGTAAAAGTCGGCACATCAGCGCAAAACTCTCACGCATTCGTTAGCCATTGCACCACGCACAGAACGCATGAAGATGGCTCTCAGGAGTTCCGATTTTATGTTGATGGTCAGGTAGTCAAAAAGGCAATCATCGCCCCAGAGAAGCGCAAGAGTGACTGCAAATTGCAATTTGTGGAGGTGGACTAATGTTTAGTGAATCAGCAATTAAACTAGGCAAAATTCAAGTTGAATTTGATTGTCTGTATGGCACAAAAGAAATGCGCAAAAGATTGACACAGGCTGACAGAAGTAAAGAACTGTTACGCATTTGTAATCGTGAAGATGTTTCTTTTGAAGGCTTTCAATATTTAGAGCGTAAATTAATTTTCAATTTAATTAATAGAGAAATCACAGAGCAATTAAATTTACTTTAAACACAGGAGTTAAACAAATGACTTGGAAAATTAAAACAACCCCACTGGCGATGTATGTCGAAATGGCGAATGACCACGACATATATGACGTTGGTTTTACTAAAGAACAGGCGAAAGAATGGGCAGAAGATGGTGAGTATGTGACTAATTTTGACGATTGGCTCCGATATAGCTCAGACGCTTGGTTGAACGGAAATGGTCGTAACAGTGGGCGCAAGCTGTGGCAAGTAAACCGCGAAATCCAACGTCAAGTATACAAAATCTGTAAAAAAAATGCAGTTACTTTAAATTAAAAGGAGAGAGAAAAATGAACACAAT